AGTCAGTGTAGATGACTTTTACTTTAGCGGAAGCGGTTCTCTCAAGTTTTTCTACTCTTATTTCTAAGTCTCTTAGAACTGAACTAGCCGTTCTTCTCATTTCATTTCTCCGTATGAGTTAGAGGTAATAGGAATACCTAACAGAGAAGATAAAAAAACTACTAAGCCTAGAAACGAAAAAACCCCATCTCCCAAAGGGAAATGAGGTTTAATCTGAGATCAACTCAGCCCACCGAGGTAGGCTTCGTCATTCGCTATTTCTTAAAGATTAGCGAGTAACGGTGAGGCGAGCAAGACCCTTCGGGTTGTATGCTCCGATACCGAGATTCTCGAATACTGAGAAGCCAATAGTACGAGCTTTTGGATCGTCAGCAGAAAGAACGGTAAGCTCAGTACGAACAGGAATACGACCAAACATCTCAGGCTCACAGCAAACGTATACAGTTCCAACAGGAACAAGACGGCTAGTGATAATCTGAGCACCCCAAAGAGTAGCTTGAAGACCTGTCTTGAGGAGAGCCGCTTGGCTCTCAATGTCAAGAATGTCTCTACCGAACTTACGAATGTCAGCATAATCACGGGCATTCATAAATACACGGGCTACACGGAGGTCATGTCTTTCAATCTGAGCGTATGCGTCAGCAAGAACAGCACCGTTAAGAGGAGCGATAACAGGAATGTCAGCGTTAGTCTGACCTGCAACGCTATCGAAGCCTTGAGTTGCTACTGCGTCAAGGATAGCGAATACACGCTCGTCCTCAGCCGCTTGAATCTGAGCACGAGCCAAATCCTGAGCACGTTCGATAAGATCGAAGCGTCTCTCTTTGATCTGAGTCAATGGAATCTCAGGGTTAGAAGCAATCTCAAACAATGGGAAGATAACCCTGCGTGGTTTGGTGATAGCAAGAATGTTCTCGCCCTCTTCACCAACTACAAAAGCAGTTACGTCAGGATCTTTGTCATAAATAGGAAGCGCACCATCAGGAAGTTGCTCTACGAGGAAAGTCTTACGACCAACACTCGTATAGTCACGACGTAGACGGAGGGGCTGTGTCATTGAAGCGGCTAGCTTGCTACGACCTTGTGGGGTCTTGATGTAGTCAGCAATGATTTTCTGTTTTACTGCGTTATCAACTGTATTACTCATTGTAGACTCCTTTCGTATCAGATGCGTTGGTCGTAGACTAACTCATCAGAGTTTGAGTCAGGGACAATTTTAAGAATACCGATAACGGTTGCAGTAGCTTTAGCACCACCGAATACGTCTGCGTCAACCACAGTCGCATTATTGAATGATGTAAGATAACCGTTAGCAGAAGCGATAAGACTATCACCTACAGAGTAAGTAAAGTCAGTGCCACCATTAGCAAGATCACCTTTAGTCTCATAGAGCTTATTTCCATAAGTACCCTGAGCTGAAACGTAAGGTCCTCTGCTAGAGGCAATTCCAGGTTGGTTTTCAAAAGCATTTCCAGCGGCATTGTTGATGAAAACACCGAGAACAGCAACGCCATTCGCAGGTCCACCATGCTCGTTAGAGCCTGTATTCTGAGCAAAAGCAACAGAACCACTAAGTACGCCACGAACTAGACCGTCAAGAAGACCTGAAGCCTCAGTTGTACCCGTAGCAATGACAGGGGGGTTAGTCTGAGTGAAAGCGTTCGCAGAAAGCTGACCAACGGTGTTACGAACACCAACGTGCAGAATTCTGAGAGCCGAACTTGACTCAGTAAACCCACCACTAGCTTGTCCAAGTAGAGCCATAGTATTTCTCCTAGAAGCTCGTACTCTCTGTTTCCAAGAGAGTAGTGTGTGTAAAGAAAGGGGTGGAAAAACCCAACCCCCCAAAGGTTTCAAATATAAAGCGTGTCGTTATAAAGGAACTAAAGAACCTTTATTACATTTCTTAGCCGAAGAACTTAGAAACGTCAGGAGCAGACTCCCAAAGCTTGCTAAGTTCGTCAGAAGCAGAGCTTGCTTCACGACTAATATTTCCGAGAGTCTTCACAGACGCTTGACGAGCCTGAGTCTGAGGACGGAAAGAAGCAGATTTCTTAGTAGCAACTTCTTCGGTTGCTACTTCCTCAGCTACTTCTTCTGAAGCCTCAGCTTCTTCAGCTACTTCTTCAGCGGCTTGGAAAATACGAGCAAGTTTAGGGTCAAGACCCATTTCGTCAGACATAAGGTCAAGACCCATGTGATCGCCTGCTACTTCTTCTTCACCCATGTGATGACCTGCAATAGCTTCCTCACCCATGTGATGACCTGCAACAGCCTCTTCAGCCATTGAATGAGTAGCTTCTGCTTCCTCAGCCATAACATTCTGATCAGCCATTGAGTGAGTAGCTTCTGCTTCTTCAGCCATGACATTCTGATTAGCCATGTTCTCCATTTCAGCGAGCATTTCGTCAAGCATCGCTTGCTCTTCTGCTGCTAAAGCGTCCTCAGCCATTTCCATTTCGGCAACACGAGGATTCTCAGGAGTAGGCCAACCATCAATCTTACCACGATTTCCTGAGTAGTAGTTCTTGTTGTAGAAGCTCTTAGTCTTCTTGTTCCAATCACTATCTCTATTGGCACGATTCTGAGCACGAACGTCAGGGTCTTGATAACCAAATCCAGGAGCGGCTTCACCGTACTGATTGATTACTTTACGAGAACCTTTGTTGTTCCCACCTGAGCCTTTACCGCCTGCAACAGCTTCCTCAGCCATCATTTCCATTTCAGCCATAACCTCAGCGAACTCTTCGTCACTAAGAATGTCTGTCGCCATCATGTCGTCAGCTTTCTTCCAAAGCTCTTTATTATTGGTGTAATAATTGAGGTTGTGGAAGTGCTTGGTTTTCTTGTTCCAATCGCTGTCTTTGTTAGCACGATTCTGAGCACGAACGTCAGGATCTTGATAACCAAAACCAGGAGCCGCTTCGCCATAGCTGTTGTGCTTCTTATATTTCTTAGCAATGATGTCCATTTCAGCCATGATCTCAGCCATACGGTCTGAGTCGCCCATGTGAGCCGCTTCGGTCATCATTTCAGAAAGGATAGCCATGTCCTCAGCCATAGCTTCTGAAGCGAGTTTCTTGGTAGCACCCTCAGACTCAGTTGAGTCAAGAGTCTCTACGCTCTCATCTTCACCCTCATGTCCTGTCTCTTTTTGAACAACGTCTTCAGCGAGTCTACGCATTTGGCGAGACAAGCGAGCGTTTGCCGCTTTAAGCATTTGGATCTCTTCAGCGAGTTCTTCTGCCATAGAGTCAGTAGCTTCTACGTCTTCAGCAGTAACATTGCCAGGACCTACGTCCTCGCCCTCATGTCCTGTTGCTTCTTGAAGCTCATCACCTGCTAAGAAATCAGAAGCAAGGCTTTGAAGCTTTGCGTTAATCTGACGTGATGGCAAGTCCATGAAACGAAGAGCAAGGTCTTCGATTTCATTTTGAGAAGCAGTTTTACCAAGACGGCTTTCAGCAATCTCAATGCATTTCGCAGCTTTACGCTCCATAGCTTTTTTAAGATTTGCCTCATAAAGATCACGAGTCTCAGCGAAATCGTCAATGATCTCATCGTCAGCCGCAGGGTGATCAGGAGTCCAAGCGTAAGACGCAGGTGCAGGTCCTGAACGGTAAGGTCCTTTACGAACACCCTCTCCGAATTCAGAGTCAATGCCGTAGTCGTCAACAGAAGGCTGTGCCTTGGAAGCAGGGTGTCCGAAACTCTCGAAGCCAAGGTTGTCATAACCCGGAAGCCCAGAGTTAGCCCTGCGGAAGCGATTATTCCTAGCCATAGGAAATATCCTTTCTTGTGGGTTTGGGCTTATCGCCCATGTATGAATGAAATGAGCTTGGAGAGTCTTACCAAGCGAAGGGAGTCTTTACGAGTCAACTTCTGACCATGAACACGTTCAGCGTCAGAAATGAAACTACCGACCTTATTATACTTATCAGCAGTTTTTATATTTCCTGCGATTTTGTATAAATAAGATGGAAGGAAAACATCAAACCTATCATTAACAAGTCTAATGTTTTGAACTGCATCTTTTTGAGAAGAAGCAATTTTTACAGCACGATCAAGAGCCATAAGATAAAGCGTTTCTCTACGCTTATTATTACCCTCTTTAATAATCGTATCGTCTGTTTGAGTTGCGTCAGAAGTAGCAGGTAAGTCTACCGCTTTCTGTACTAAGCTCTGTTTAATTTCATTGTCGAGCTTCTTGCGAAGTCTCTCAATTAGAGCTTCTGTAACCACACCCTCAAGTTGATCTAAGATTGAAGCGTCAGGGTCTACAGCAGGCTCTTTTTCACCCTCTTCTTCTTCATCTTCTCCGAAATCAAATCCGAGCTTAGAAGAAGCAGACTTACTCAGCCACTGAGCAGGCACTTCGTTGAGTTTAGTTTCCTGTGGGTTAGCGTCAGTTGATGGTATTTCTAAAGTATTTCTTGCAACAGCTCCCTTAAAGGCAGGAACTGCTACCCATGACGCTTCGATAAAAGTAACACCTGCTGTTTCACCTGTGGTTTCATGCCCACAAAGCTCTGCTACACGATGTTTATTTCCACTTTCATCGTAGAACACATTTCCTTTTTCATACTTAACGTGTTTGCACATCTGAGGTTCATCAGCAGCAACGTGTCCACATTTCGTACAGATAGTAAAGTCTACAGAGCAACCCATAGACATAGCATTCATTTCGCCTGATAAGATTTGACGAACCAAGTCTTCATGTTTACGGTCTGTGGCTACAAGTATATCCACATAAATAGACTCACCAACGTCTCTAAGAACAGCGTCAATAATACGCCCTTTAGAAAGTTCTTCGACTTGAACGTGTTCCACAAAATTGTGCGCCCCCACAAAAGTCTTATACGACTTTTTAATCACACCCCTAGACCAACAATCGAGATTGTTATTAATGTACTTATCTGTCTCTGAAGTAACTCTATAGTCTGCATATTTCCTGTTGATCTGCTGACCCTCTTCTTCTACAGAACCCGTCTTAGTATTAGGGACAGGAACTGCGTCTACTGAGCAGACGATAGTAGAGTGAGTTAAGAGAAATCGATCAGGTGTAAAAGGTTCGCCAAGTATTTCCTCGGCTTTTTTCTTGAGAGAAATGTCGAGCTTTTTCGCCCCCGAAGCAACTCGAATCTTATCCCATTCAAGACCATGAAGCTGAGGTCTAACAACATCAGCTCTAGCATATTTCAAAAATCCCATATTTTCATCTCCTCATAAGTTTATTCATGTAGAGGCTTGCAACACGCTTCTTAGAACTATCAGTTATAAGAGATTTAGCAGGTCCTGAAGAAACAGGAACAACCCCTCGTCCGCCAGGAATCGAATCGGGTGTTTTGGCTAAGTTCTCATAGTCGCCTGAAGTATCTAAGACTAAATCCTCTACAGGGAAACGTGAAACTCCATGAGGGAATTGGACATCAACCATGCCAATGGCAGGAAAAATCTGAACTACTACACCTGACTTGTCAGGTTTCCCTCCGAAATAGGGGTACACACGCATACCAATTTCAAACTGGCGTGCTCTCTGCTGATAATCTACATAAGAAGTAGCTCGTCTACGCATAGGTGTATCTCCTTCGGGGTCACTAGAATAGCGACCAAGTATAAAGACATTATTAGAAATAAATTGATTTGCTACTTTCTTAGCCGAAGTTATTCGTCTAGCACTCCTCAAAATCCTCTCTTTTCTGAGTGAAGCCCCCCTAGTCCCAAAATTTGTTGGAGTTGAAGCATTTTCCTCAAAGGCTTTTTCAAGTTCTTCAAGAATTTGCTTCAACTCTTCGGGTGATTGGTCGGGGCTTGCTTTAAAGAATATTTTCTCTAGCTGATCTCTTCTATACTTAAAGAGTTCCTCCCCTTGTCTTCGGCTTTCGTCATAACCCTCTATTTGTTCACCAAGATTAAGTCTCTGAATATTATCATTACGAAGTTTCAAGACCAACCAAGCTAAAGCGGCTTCTTTCCGAGGTCCGTTTTGCATACCCATAACTCTAAGTAGCTCTTCTTTGTCGTTTTTTAACAACATATCCCATTCTTTGGTGTCTTCATCTTCTGCACCAAAACCCTTACTGCTAAATCCTCTCATACTTCCCGATGGGTCAACAGTATATAAGTCAGCAACCATGTTGGAAATGGTTTCTCTAACAGCTTTTCTTATTTCAGGAGCAACAGGGAGAGGACATTCTTTGATAGGTACTTTCTTACCTGCTGACTCACCATTAAGAGGAATGTCAGGGCAATACTCAGGGTCTATTACTTCAAGTAAACCTGAGAAGTCTCCATTCTCACCACCTACGGCTTGAACAAAGTTATCGTGGTCAAGACCATTTAAGTATTTAATCTTCATACTCCTGACTCTAGGTCGTGCAAGAGGGTCGCCACTTGCTAACTCGGCTACAATAGCAATAGCGTCAGGGTGATTTGATTGACGAGCGTGTTCTAAAAAGAAGCTATCTATTTTTGGAGTACCAGCAGGGATATTGTCGTCTCCCTCTAAAATCTTAGAAGTGAGGACAGCTTTGTAAGAAGCTTTATACTTTGCCTTATCCACATCAGTAGTCGCTTCTTTCATCTTCATCTCATAATGATCAAGTGCTCTATTTCTTCGATCATAATCAGAGTCTTCCCCTCCCTTAAACCTCAAAGTCTGACTGTATAAAAGAGCCTCAACCTGTTCCTCTTTGATAGCAGACTGACTCTGCCCTCTGCTGTTCACTACATTAACAGCCAAGCTATCTGAGTTCGGTAACCCATATTCAAAGTTGTCTAAGATTGCGCCCTCCATAGCCAAGCTCGCTATGATACGACCTAACTCATTTCCACTAGCAGAAGATAATGAAGTTTCGTACTTATCCTTTATAACATCTTTTAGAGCAGTCGCTGAGTCAGCCAGATTACCTTGGTTCATAAAAACATCAGCCAACTCTTGAGAGGCAGTTGCAAATCCCTCTTGGACTTTATCTATGTGAACATCAGGTATCTTTTCTAAAAGATTGACAACATCCTCTACTTTTTTGAGAACTGAAGAGTTCAAATTTCTATCGTCAAAAGTAGTTATTTTGAAAGAGTCTTTAAGTTTTGAAATAAAGTCGTTTCTCTTTATTTGTACTAAGTCAGAGTCAACTTTTGATACTTCTTCGACAACATCAGGCTGAATATCCAAAACATTTTTCACCAACTTCAAACCATCGTTCTCTTCCACTCTATCTCGACCCTCTTGGGAAGAACCGTCTATCACAGACCTAATCGCCTCTTTCTTCTCTTCTTTAGAAGCATTGTCAGCAAAGTCTACTTTGAAGTCTTCAGGTCTTAAACTGCCCAACAAATCTTCGACCTTTTCTTTGCGGGCTTCTACGTTTCTTTCATTTCTTTCATTATCTTCTTGTTCATGTTTGTCTTTTAAGTCTTGAAGCTGACCACCTAAAGACTCTTGTACTTCAGGGTCATCAGTATTACCTAAGTCGTCTTCTAATTTTTTAATAGCCATCGCTCTTTCAGACTTCTCTTGTTGACTCAATTGTTCTGCTTTTGGCAAACCAACGGAGTCTTCAAAACCCTCTGTCAGAGTCATTTCTGCGACAGCTCTCATAAACTCATCACTTGATGTAGTTGAGCTACCATTCTGTGTAAGAGCTACAAAGTTAGCAGGATTGTCTAATATTTCTTGCTGAAGTCCTGCTCTTTGCTTCTTCTTCTTAGCGACTTCTAATTTCCTCTGAAATGCTTCATCTTTCGCTTTTGAGTCCTTTTTAGCGTCTGCTAAATTAGCGATTGCTCTTTGAGCTTGTTGATACTGCTTGGTATTCGGGTCTGATGAAATGGCAACTGAGAAATTAACTTCTTCTCCTGAGTCAGATTCATATATTGCCCTATCATTATTAGAGAGTTCTTCAACAGCTAAAGAAAAGAAATCAGTTCTTTTTGGTTCTTCGACTGACTTCTCTGCGGAACCTGCTCCCTCAGATGAGGGCTTTGAATCTCCGACTTCTTTCCCCTGTTCTCTCTTCTTCTTATTCGCCTCAGCATTCGATTTAGCTTTTTGTTTCCTTAAAATCTTTTCAGCTTCTTTTCGCTCCCTAGTTTTAGGGTCTGCTTTAATTGCGGTAGAAAACGTAATCTTATTTCCTGCATCTGACGTAATATACGGCTTGTCGTCAGACTCTAGTTGCTCTCTTACTTTTTTATAACGCTCTCTCCTCTCGGATTTCTCATTATCCTTAGCCTCTTGTTTTGATTTATTTCTCCTAAACTTTCTTTTAGCACTCGTTGCTTCTTTCAAAAAAGCTAAAGCCACCCTCTCAGCAGAAGCGACTCTTTTATGGTTCATAGACAAGTCCCGATCACCCCCTGCACCTGCTCCTAAGTTTTCCAAATCGGGGTCTTCTACTTTTATACGTTTACGCATAAGGTCTTTACGAGGTGGCTTCTTCTTTGGCTTGTTCTTAACGAGCCTTTCCGTTTCCCTCTCCTCTTTCTCGGTCTGAGAGAGGGTTGCTGTTCTCCAACCTACTAATTCCATGTAGTCATTATAATCGAGAAGTTTTCTGTGAGAACAAAGGTTGGGTGCTTTCAAGTTGTTCAGACTCGCCATCTTCCTAAGATCAAAACACTCAGGAGCAAAGTCTTTTCTAATACCTCTAAGTCTCTGAGAAATGCTCGTACAAACACTGTCATATTTCTTGGTGTCTTTAGAGTCCAACCACTCAGACTGCATTTCTCTAATCATCTCTGCTTTGCCGTCTAAGTATTTCTCGAACTTAGACTCTTTATCAAGCGAAACAGCTTCTTCGTAGAACGCTTCAATAGTTAAGAAATGCTTCCTAATACAGTCAGGGCATCGCTTACGAGGGTTATTGAGGTGATCTTCTAAGAGGGCTGATTGCTTACAAATTTCCCTAAGATTGAATAGGGGATTCATAACAGGAAGAATACCCTTATCTTTGCTTGCAAATCTCATACTAATAACCTCTCTATTTCCGAGTCTTTCATTTTACCCGTAAGATAAAGAAGTTATCAGAAGTGATCTCTTAAGGTCGAACCTCAAACCCTAAGAGATCACTTGCGATTTCAAATATCGCTTCCTTATTATAATCAGGGATATAATAGTTTCTTTTAAAGATTTCCTTGAATGCGAATGCAACGATCCCACGAATTGAGGCTTCAGGGTAATTTAGACGAATTCTAACATTCTGATGACCCCTAAGAAAGCCCTCAATAGTAGCTTCTTCTTTTGGAAGACCCGTAGAGTCTAAAATACTTTGAATAGCTTTTTTGTAGTAACGCTCAGAATTTCTCTCCACCCTACTTAAGAAGCCATCGCCTAACCCTAAGTCTTCAATAGCTTGTTCACCCTCTGCAATATCATCGAGTGTAACAAGAAACCTAGTAAGACCTTTCTTAAATTTCCTAAAATGAGCTTTCTTGAGGTCATCAATATCAGCCCATGACTTTCGTCCGTGATGATTAGGCTCATCAAAGTTCATCTCTTTACGCTCAAGGTGAGCTACTCTTATCTCTAGGTTGTCAAGTCGTTCTCTTCTCATAGCTGTTCTCCATGTATTGCGATAAGGCAATACAATCACATTAATAAGTGATTTATTAGAAACGACCACCGTCATCTTCGGCAGGTGCTGTGTAATCTAATCCTAGATTAACAGCGATCTTCTCAATAACCTCAGAGTTTTCAGCCAACATACGACCTGCTTCACCATAGATACCACGCAGAACTTCATTAAACTGAGAGTCATTTAACGTCCACATATCTCGCTCTAGCTTCCTCTTTGTGGACTCAGGGTCTACATTGAGAAGCTCAAGAATAATGTCAATGTCCAAAGAGCCTTTCTGATAAAGATTGAACAGAGCGTCAAAGGTGTCTTGGTTGTCTCGCAAACCAAGACGAGTAAAGCTAAGAGTTGGGTGAACAACTACTTCTTCACCGTCTTCATCTTCTTCTACAAAACCCATGCGCCTACACATAGGCTTCAGAATGTTCTCTTCAACCATTTCTTGTAGGACTTCTCTCATCAACATATATCGGGTGTTAATGACCTCAAGATTAATACGATCTCCCGAATAGCTAGATTCACCACTAAGTAAAGACTCCGTAACGCCCAATCCTGCATACATCTGTCGGTCAGTCATATCATACTCGCCACCAAGATCGAGTAGACGCTGATCAGCACCCATTTCTTCCCAACTAATCTGAAAGTTAGCAATGATCGAGTAATCGGGGTCTTGGAGTGCTAAGTCTACTTGCTCTCTCAAAGCTTCAACGTCATTCATATCCATGTCCTCTGCATAGACAAGACGAATAGGTGTCATGTGTCGAGAGGCAATCGAAGTTTGAGCTTGTCGAAGTTTATCACGATAGACCAAGATTCTGAGACATCTCTCTAACATAGAGTGTCCACGAGGTTCATATTGTGATTTCTTACGAGCCATGAAATAGCAAAAAGAACCCAAAGAGGGGTCTGTATTAAGAGGGATATTCCTACCATTTCTAATAGATTCTACTACGTTTTCGGGCATTGACTCTACAATACGCATAGCGTCAGGGTCTTGCATAGCAGATCGCTCTACTACATCTTTAGTCTTAGAGTCAGGAACTAGAGAAATGATCTTCTCATCTGTGAAAGGAAATGACTCCATGTGTACTTGCTCAGGAGGTAAGATTCTAATCGCAGTCCAACCTTTATAGTTTTTCTTTAGCCACTTATAAGCTAAGTCGTCTGCATCGTCTTTCTTGTAATACTTAACCTCAGCCCCTTCCTCTGTTATTTCGTTCACCTTTGTGTGAGTTACTTCTTTAGGTACATCGGGGTTATTATCCTCACAAAAAACGAACACTTCACCAAGCAAGTTATATTCGTGAAGTATCTCAATTAATCTATGAAGAAGCCCTATGCGCCTTGACCATTTCTCACAAAATCTGAGAGAGGCTTCTGCCATCTTCCTATTTCGAGATTTAGGCATACCTAACCTAATCTTCGATAGCGGAAGCTCGGTGTGTAAGTCTACTGCTTGCCCAACGAACGGGTCAGTTCTGTAAAAGAATCTGAAATAGTTGCGTTGTTCATCTTGACTCTGTGGGAGTTCAAGGAAATCAGTAGAGAGTTCGGGAGAGTAAAAGTTACCACCTGAACCCATCTGAGTAC